TCGCGGTAGACCTCGATCAGTGCGGCGGGATCATCTTCGTCGCCGTTGATAACGACATCTGCGTCAGGCACGTCGATCTGACCGTCGCGCTCAATGCGCTCGATCTTACCGTATGCCTCGCCACCGCTTGAGTCCCATTCAACCCAATCGCCGACGCTCAATTCATTTGGCTCTGCACGCTGCTCAACCATCTCTGCACCCTCGTTTTCTTCGGGCATAGTATCATCTTTCTCTTCGGTTTGCACTGCGCGATCCTCATCCATGCCTGCCACCTTGTCACGAGACCACGAAAAGCCAGCATCGCCACCCCATAAAGCCCACGCGATACGCCCAGCAGATGGGTATCCTTCTTCACCGGGAGAGAAGCCTTCAGCCTGCTTGTCTACCTCATGCCGAGAAAAAAAGCTGAACATGCGCTTCACAGTATCTTCGGACAGGTTTTTGCCGTTCACGATGTCACGCGCCCTTGCCACACCGACCTCAGTTCCGCCTCGACCGTACTCCCTGCGCCAATCAAGACCCCTTTGAGCCTCTTCCTGCATACCGGATGTGGGCTTGTATGAATCAGACATCGGCCTCTCCATCTATCTCAGCCTGCACAGGCAGCTTATTGCCAAACGGCTCATAAGCCATTGAAAGGTTGTACCGCTGCGATGTTTCCTTGTCGCGCTGAATCTGGCTGAATGTCTCTTCGGCATCTCGCCCATAGTTCGCCGCAACGTCAGTATGGCTCAGAATGCCGTTTTGCAGACCCATGATCGCCGCGTTCATTTCCTTCTGCGGATCGACCCACTGGAAGCCACGAGCGCGGAATGTGTAATCCTGTGTGAACTTCTCAAACTTACCCGGCCCGTTGATCGAGATCAGCGCCATGTCCATGACATGCTCCAACCACACCCGATAAAGCGGGTCCATGAAGTGATCTATCATGAAGGCGTGCAGCGTGCGGTAGAAATCACGCTCTTCAAGCGCACCCTGGCGGATCGAGGAGTAGCTGGTGTTCTCCAGATCATTGGCAAGCGATGTATAGCTAACCCCAAGACCTCCAGCGATGCCGCGCAGGATCGCCTTCTCGAAGTCAGCGAAGGCACTGGTTGGATGATTGGGATCAAACGCTTGGAACTCCACACCGGCTGGAAGCTGGTGGAACGTGCCAGCCTCCGCATCGTAGATCGGCGTGTAATCGTCCTCCATGTCATCCGCAGTGAAGCCATCACCGCTGGGTGACGTAAAGAAGCCCATCTTCGAGGCGGCGGTGCGAGCAGCCACCAGTTCCGCCTCTCGATAACCGTGGAGCATCTTCAGCGCCATAATGGCCGCTGTGGGCCACGGAGTTCCTCGCGTCTGCCCAGCGCGGCTGGGCTTGTAGACGTGTATCATCTGATCGGCAGGCAGGCGAATGCGCTTCTGGCCCTTTGCCAAAGTGGTGTAGTCGTAATCACCAGGGTGCGATGTCAGGATGTGGTAAGCCACCGGGCGGCGGTACTCATCCAACTCGACACCCATGCGAACTTGGTTCCCATTTCGGTAACGCTCGTTCATCTCGTCATCAATGCGATCCGGCTCGATGATCTGAAGCGCGATCCGATGCCGGAAAGACGCGCCCTTCACGATCCGCAAGAAAACCTCGCCATCGCGGGCCATACCAGTGATGATGTGATTTTGCAGGTCCAACATGCTCATCTGGCCGTCAACCGTAGGACCACCCAAGCGGCCAAACTCAGCCCACGCGCTTTCAATGATGCGGTTTCCGCCAAGGTCTATAGAACTATCAGGGTTCCGAGCCTTTACCTGAAGCCGGATACCCTTCTCACCTACCACATTGGTTCGGAGAAGGTGCAAATATCTCTGAAAATACTCGTTGTTGCGCTCAAGATCACGGGATCGGTTGCGAAGATCGGGGAGCGCCCAACGGATTTCGCTGTCTGCACTTCGATCACCAGGCCTGAAATCAGCGAAAAGCCGCCCTTTACTGGCGGCTGCGTACATGCGCTTCTTTTGCGGCTTCGGCGTCCGCTTAAACAGGTCTAAAACCCCCATTAGCTGAACCTCACCTTAACCGTTGATCCGCTTGATTTGCCTCGTTTGATACGTTCTTTGGTCAATTCCTGCTGCAACTCACGGCGGTAGTTGTCGCGGGCAGTTATCAACTCATCAAAAGTCATTTTGCTCAGAGAGCGGCCAGCAATGCTGTAGCTGCTTACATCTGAGTCCGCCTTGCCCTCTAGGATGGACTGGATTTTAGTAACCATGATCTCGGCGTGCGTGCGGGGATCGGAATTGTTGACATCAAGATCAACAATGGCCGTGAATGCCCCACGATCCACAACCAAACGGTTGCCGCTGGATGTCTCAGTGACCTCAAGTTGCCAATGGTAGTATCCTGGATCGAAATCAGCCGAATCCGCGCTGCTGACGGTGAACAAGTAAGTTCCGCCGGTTTCCGTGGCTGGCAATGTTATTTCACTTGCGCCACCAGCCGTAATCCGTGCAACATACTCAGCAGAGAAGCTGGCTGGCGGGTAGTCGCTTGCGATGTCGCTGCGCTTCCACTGAATGAAGTCGCCAACAACAACCTCAATCGGCTCGCCTTCAGGCGCATTGTCTGGGTCGAAGAGATTTGCCATCACTTGTATCCATGGACGAAGCTATTGCGCCTTGGCATCACTCGCCGCTTTTTAGGTGGGCCACTTTTGTCATCCGATTGTAGCCTATTTTGCGCCTGTTTGTAAACGCTCTCAAGATTGACGCTCAAGATAGCAAGCGCGGCTGTCGCATAGACCCTACAGTCAAGCGCCTCGTTCCGCGTTCTGATCTTAACCCATTCCTGCTTCGGCCTGCCCTTGAAGTATTTGGTGATCTTCTTTTCCGCCGTCAGCATTCGGAAATACTCTTCATCCCGATCAAGCGGAAAATGGCAGTATCCCTCACCCGGCTCTCGCATCTTCAGTCGTGCGTAAACCAACTCTTTCGTGGTATCAGTGCCGACCGGGAACAGGTTGATCTTGCCGATGTTGTTTTTCGTCGGCCTGCCGATCACCGGCTTACCATCACCGCCAATGCCCTTGATCGCAAACACGCGCTTGCCTGTTCGCGTCTTGGCATAGTTGTAGACCTGCTGAGTGTAGTGACCCCCAGAGTCGATACACGTAGCTCTCAGCGCCATCTCGCCCTGCGTCGGATGATTGTACGTCCTCAGAAGTTCCTCATCGAGCCGTATCCAGAGTTCTGCTGTGGAAGGGTCTCCATAGATCGTGCGGTACTCAACAGACCAGCTTTCCTCTCCCCTACCCCAAGCAACAACCTCGTACTCAAGGCGGTCATCCTGAACGTCTACACCAGCCGTCAGCAAAAGCGCCTCTTCCGGCAACTCGCCACCCCAGTCTTCGCGTCGATCTAGCAGATCATGCTCGTCGATCTGCTCGCCCTGCTCTTCCCATGTTTCGCCTAGAAAAGTGTTCACCCAAGTCTTTAGCCGCATTGGGTCGCGCTTGGCCGCCAAGAAGTCTCGAACCGTATCCTCTAGAGGAGTCCAGGGTGAATACAATCCGCTCAAGTGAAAGCCCGCTGTCTTCCCATCCCCTTCAGCCGTTGCACGCCATTCGCCATACCTGACTGCCTGATACCGCTTCGCGTCAGTCCAACAGCTTCCACATTCCTCGCAGATGTAGTGGGCAGTATGAGGTTGGCCTTCCGTCCATTTTACATTGGCCCACGCCAAAACCTGATACTCGCCGCAATCAGGGCAGGGAACATAGTATTTGCGCTGATCGCTCTCCTCATACGCCTGCTCGATCCGGCTCGCCCCTTTTTCAGTAGGCGTGCTGACCAAGATGATCTTGCGGTTCCAGAATGTCGCGGATCGTCTCTTTGCCAAGCCGACCGGATCGCCCTCTGATCCAGCCGAGATTGGGTATCGGTCAACCTCATCGCAAAGAATGATCCGACATGGCCGGGATGCCAGAGAAGACGGACTATTTGCACCACATGCGGTCACATGACCACCCGCAAACACCTTGTGCAGCGTTGTGTTGCCGCTGTCCCTGCTTCGAGGGTCTTTGATCTTGCCAGACAAAACTGGAGTGTCCCTAATAGCTGGAGCAAGCCGGTCTTTCGACCACGTTTGCGCCATCTCCAATGTTGGCTGAACCACAAGCATTGGCGCTGGGTCTTGGTGAATGTGAAAGCCCACAACATTGTTGATAAGTTCCGTCTTGCCGACCTGTGCGGCTGTCATCAGAACCACGTTCTCAATGTTTGGATCAGAAACGGCGTTCATCATTCCGCGCTGATATTCCGCACGGCTTGTTG